ACTGATGAACTGACGTTCAACACTGAACCCGACACCAGTGCCACACAAGAGGATGAACATAGCCTCATCAAAGGCTTTCGGATCATCTATGGGTAGGTAGCTGCAGTTGTACATGCAGGTGTTGTCTCTGTCTGCTGCTGGCCCTGCAGTCATCATAGACCGCATAGATGGCATCACTTGCAGATCAAGTATACTTTCCTCAATATCCTTTGCCGTAAAATCATCTATGTTGGGTTTAACTACATTAGTCATGTACCGTGATACAGTCTCAGACCAACTCTCTCTTCGCCCTTCTTCGTCAAGCCATCGTGCATAACGTGACTTGTGTATGAAGGATTGATAATCAGTGGATAGGTAGTTTTGTGTCATAATTATTCTCCTAATACTTTAATTGTTTTTATACTCATTCCATCTACATCGTAGATAAATTCCTGTAGTGCTTCCTTGATTTCTTCATCAATAAAACCATCTACAGGAATAGGATACTCATCCTCGTCTAGCTCCAGTGTAAGATATACCTTAACCACCATCACCAGACTCTTCTACAATCAATTGGTTTAGATACCACTGTGCTTTCTGCAAGTCCTCTACACCATTCTTATATCTGTATCTCCACAGGTACTTCATAATGTTACCTTGTAGGTAGTACTGATAACCTTCCTCTCCTGTTGCTGCACGAATAGCATCAATGCATTCGATACCTGCGTAGTTGTAGTGATCAGGTGAGTTTACCATGTCAACATCATCTGATGTAAGTTTAGGTTCTACTTTAGTTGCCATACGTGTCTCCTTATTTAAAGCTAAGTTCAATTACATTACTATTGTCTTTATGTACTATCTTTGGTACTTTTTCTTGCTCTTCTTTTAACACATCTTCTGCATACTTGTAAAGTGTCTCTCGTACATTCTCATCACTTTCCATTGCAGGTACAGATGCACATACCATATGCAATAACCGCATTAAGTTTATGTAGTCATCATCATCCAGAGAGTTTTCATCTGTGGCTGTACTGCCAACCAACAACTCCCCTGTCCACTTACCTTTCTCATCTAGAAATGGACTGATACGTATAATGAAATCATTAGGATCGAAGTCAAGTAGTATTTTCTCATCTGCCACATTTAATTCCTCTTCACTTTTTTATATGGGAAATGTATCAAGTCAGGATGCATATCCTTGCCCTTCTCATTAAGCCATTCTTCTGGGATGATCCTGTCGTAAAACGGAATCTTGTTTCTCTCACACCACTGACCGTAGGTAGTCTTAGCACCCTTACTCAGCTTACGTCTACTACTCTCAAACACAAACCTAATGTCTAGCTTTGGATGCTGTTTCTTAATAGCTGCATGTTTACGTCTATCATCTGATGTAAACCTGCCCTTAGTTTCTATTATGATCCCATTAGGTAGTACAAAGTCTGGTGTATAGGTGCGGTACATGAGGTCTTCCCATTCAATCTTGATGGCTTCGTACTTAACTTTCACGCCATGCTCTACCAAATAGTCTTTGACTTTTATCTCAAGCCCACTCCTATACCCATACTTTAAAGCAGCAGCAAATTGCTTGCCGTTCATTAGAACCTGAACCAATCAAGTGTAGGAAACGTAGTTGCTGACGTATACCCAAGAGACTTTAGTTCCTCTCTGATAGCTGCGTCTGCATCCTTACGTGTCTGCATTGCTGCTCGTAGTCCTGCATATTTAGCTTCATGTAATGCTTTCTTACGGACACGTACTTCATTTTCCATAGCTTCGATCTGCTCCTGCATTTCTTTTATTTCATCATCACCTAGCATGTTTACTCCTTTCAATCTACGTAAGCTACGATAGGCTTTGTCTTAGCCTGTGACACCTTAGAGGGTAATTCCTTTAGTGTTGGGTAACATTCAAATCGGTAGTCACAAAACTTACAGTTACTATTCAACACTCGATTGCCAGTTGCCTTGCCCCTAAACGTTTCGGGTACAGGGTCAAAGCACCTTTCAAACTCGTTACTCTCTACGGTAGCCACCGTATCATTTAATTTAGTAAGTTCTTCGTCCATGTCAAGACCATCAGCAGCAATATATTTTATATTACCATTGGCCTTGTTCACTACCCACCAACCACCTGCTTTCTTACCAGATGCTTTAGCATATCCAGCCAGTTGACCTACGTAACCAAAAGGGTCACTGGCTTTTAACGTTTGGTAGGACTCGAACTTGTTTCGATATGACCAATCACTAGCAGACTTAACATCATCAACAGCACCGTCAATCACAAGATCGTATGATCCCTTTACTGTGGTCTTGTCTAGCTCTAGCTCTACGTAGTTGTCCTCATCCTCGTACTGTACTCCTGCTTCTGTGATGATACCCTTGAACGCAGCCTCTACGATGTCGCCTAGCAGCATGTTCATAACGAATGTTGTTGGTTTGGGCAACGCCTTCTCTGGTTTATTCTTCTCAAACCAAAGCTGACAAGTTGGCCTACCTATGTTTGACATACGTAGACGAAACTCATCACGCCTATTGCCCCCACCAAACTGGCGTTTTACAGCATCCATTACATCTTTACCAATCTGTTTTACTGTCTCTTCGGACATTGTTGATTTACCAGATGTAGCATCCTCAAGATACTGATTGATCGCCAGTTCAGCAGGGTGGTTCATTATACGAAGTCCTCTTCACTAATGTCCACAAAGGCTTCTACTGTGTCGGTATCCACCTCTTCGTTCTTGTGCACATTCTCATTCCACGAGTTGAGAATATACGTATTGTAGTTCTCAATCCATGCAACGAAGTTACCAAACACTTCCTGTGCATCGTTGTCCATGTCTAGTGTAGTGTTCAAGTCCAATTCCGTAACGGGAATATAGAAGCTATTACCGTTGGGTAAAGGCACTTCACTAGACGTTAGTGTGACACTGTGTTGTGGTGGTAGCCTACGCATCTTACTAAGATCAGCAAACACCTTACCCACAATCTTGAAGGCATCACGGTTGTCAATCTCCCACACGAATGGGGTAGGCTCTACGTCAACAGAGTTACCTGCTGCGTCTGTAGCATTCACCAGTTCCACTGTACCAAACAAGGCACGAACACGTTTGATAGAACGGATCAAGTCCTTCATGCTATCTGGCAATGCTGCCCAATCCTTGATGAACCCTGCAGGTTTGCCGCAGTTGAAACCGCCATCGTTATCTTTCATGTCACTGTTAAGGTCATTGACCATAATAGTTTTGATATAACGATTAGGTGTGTGGTCTGTACCTTTGACAAACTTCTTATGCATGAACCGTTGCAGGAATGGACGAATACGTACACTCTCTGCGTAGTATGTGTCACCGTCAGGTACTTCCAGTTTGTATGTGCCACCTGACACAACCTCTAGCTTTACCTTCTTGCCGCCCATGTCCTGTTCACCCATGATAGGTGAGTGGTTGATACGCAAACGTGCAAGTGTACTTGCCTTGGTAGCTTGTGGTGATGCGTCAGCACCCATGCCCATTGCTTGAGCCATTACGTTGTAGTTATTAGTGTCGATTGTTGTTACTTGAGTCATGTGTAAGTCTCCTTATGTTTTTGACGAATGGTAGTTATATCATGCAACATCTTTTGTGTCAAGCCAGTTCGGACCAATCTTTGCCTCTAATAATAGAGGAATGTTGAAGTCAATGTCCCACTTGCGATTCACGATGTCGATCAGCCTGTCGTTGGCTGTACGTATTACTTTTAGTACTGTCTCCTTTTCTTGTGGGTGCACGTCTAGTACTATTGAGTCATGCACTGTGTTTACTACGCAACTGCGTAGCTTGTTTGCTGTTAGTAACTTATCAATGTATATCAGAGATATAGGTACTATGTCAGCCGTTGCGAACGATTGCACAGGATAATTTTTTATCTGTGTGAAATATGTCACACCACCAAACCGTCTACGTGTAACGTCAGGGAATGCGAACTCACGACCAGATGGTGTAGTGATCTTGCCTGTGTTCAATGCTTCTTTGGCTAGTGCCTCGTGCCACTTGGCAATACCAGAATACTTTGTCGTAAACTGTTGATAATATGCCGCCTCTGCCTGTGACCTACCGAAACCACTAGCACCGTACAGAGGTGCAAAGGTATGTGCCTTGGCTTCTTGACGTGACATGGGTTGACCTGCATCACTGATAACCTGTGCAGTATAGCTATGTACGTCAAAGCCAGTAGTCACCTCGTCAATGGCAGTCATGTCTTGCGACAGGAATGCAGCAACACGAAATTCTAACTGTGCAAAGTCGGCCTCCATCACCTGACCGCCATGCCATCGTGATATGAATACTTTCTTGACGGGGAACGTACCACCACGTGGCATGTTCTGCATGTTGGGGTCTGCACCAGACAAACGGCCTGTGCCAGTACGATGTTGTAACAAACGTACATGCAGCTTGCCATCACTCTTTACGTGTGTGGCAATACCCTCTACGAAGCTGCTTAGATACGTGTCAACGGCAGACAGTCTGCGTACATTACGTAGGAACGACTCAGCTTCTCTCATGTTCTTGGAACGGGCAATGCCCTCAAGGAATATGAGGTTGTCCTTACTGGTGCTGAAGCCATTAGCACTGACCCACTTGGATGTAGGTGCAATGAACTTTAGCCCTGCAATGGTAGTAGAGTCACGATACAGAAAGCCAGTGGCATTACAAGTAGTACACTTGTTTGTTCTGGCGAATGGTGTACCATCCTTCTTGGTCTTTCTGATCTGACCAGTGCCGTAGCAGTCAGGACACTGGTATGCCTTCTGCTGGTACAGACGTTGACTATGAGCATTGACTGTGCCACGATAGTCAGAGTCAGACATACGTTCATCAAACAAATCTGCCCACACCTTCTTATCATGGGGCTTACGGCTGTAGATAACCCAAGACAATTGCTCTGGACTGTTGAGGTTGATTGGTCTGTCACCCATGATGTCGGCAACCTGTTCCTCAAGTGCAATGAGAAGCATGTTACGTTCTTGCTCAAACTCGTCACGTACTTCCATCAGTGCATCCATGTCTACCTGAAACCCACGTTGGTATATACGTGCAAGGTGCAAGGAAAGTTGATTGGTCAGCTTGATGGTAGGCACAAGTGTAGGATTGTCAGCATACTGCTTGTCTAACCTACGGTACAACTGTTGTGTTGCATGTAGGTCAGCAGACAGATACTCTGACAACTCTGCGTGATCCATGTCACGTACAGACTTGCCATCCTTGAGCCATGCCTTGAGAGAGTCCTGCTTCTTTGTGTCAAGGTCATACCGTTCAGCACAAGCCTCAAGTGACAGTGGTTCTTTCTGTCCACGTTGCAGTACATACTCGCCAAGCATGGTATCAAAGATGTCACCGTCATAGGTAAAGCCTGACTCCCACAACCACACCAAGTCATGTGGTGCATTGTGTGCTATAAGTAGATGGGCAGCATCCAGTGCGTCTTGGACTATACGCCGCCCATCTGTGGTGGGTTGTTGCTCTGCGTGATCGAATGTTACAATAGTTTCGTTCATGTGATCATCCAGCATACCCACCATAACTAATGTGTTGGTTGGTTCAAACGGATCAAGGTGCAGCTTGCCGTTACGTTTTGTTACTGTGTTTTCTACGTCGAGGGTCAGTATCATGTTGTCTCCTAGTCTAGTTTGTCTAGTATTTCTACCTCTTTTCCGTAGATGTTGTCAAGAGAATTATGAAAGTCTCTGTCTTCTGCGAAGTTTTGTATCGCAGTTACAACATCATCAATAGATAGTTTGTGTTTCTTTATAGCATCTGTTATACGAGTAACATCAATTGCACTTGGCAATTCAAACTCTTCTAGCTCTTCTGTTATATAACTTTTAGCTTCTAGTACTTTATCTTTCAGTTCTTTAAACGACATTAGCTTTTCTCCTTTGATCGTTGTCTTTCACTCTTAGACATTGGCCTAATGTAAGGCACAACTCTACCTGTACCCCACTTCTTTGCTTCTTCTTCTGCTTCGTATAGGTTACTGAACACCCATACTTTGTGGTCTTCTGTCCAAGGGTTCTCCTTACGGACATAGGTAAACTCGCCTAGCTCAATCTCAATCTCTACTACATACGGCATTAGTGTCTCCCTTTAGCTAGTGCCATCCACGACACAGGAAATAGTTCATGCATCTTGTGACTGATTTGATTAGCCACCTCTTGTGTCTCTACCTGTGTATCACTGGCACAACGTAACAGGCACATATCAGAGAACGCATCCAGTGATCCTGACCAGTACCACTCAGTCATAGTAGACTGTGGTAGTACCATACGTGCTTGTTCAGGTGCTACCCCTTGAGACAGTAGGTCTTCATATAGTTCTTTGGCGGCATCCCACTGGTCTAGGTAATAAACTGCATCAACGACACCATCTGACCCCTGCTTCTTATCTTCACTACGTCCACGCCATACATCAGGTACATAAAACTCAGGCTCTTCATCCACATACCTACGACTAATTTCATTCCATCGTAGGAACTTATGCTTGACTAACTGTCGTGCCACAAAGATAGGTGCTTTGACATGGAAGGTAGCAAAGCAGTGACCAAAGGGTGATGTATGCTTGTGCTTTGCTAAGTAGTGCACTAGCTTGGTGTCACGATCAGACAGGCCAGACTCCTGACCAATAGAGGGGTGTTTCCAATCAGCCTTCTTACCAAAGCTAACCCTAGCTGCATTAACGACAGACAGGTCACTGCCCATGTGGTCTATGTATGTTGCTTTAATCATGCTACGTACCTCGCAATCTTGTACTCTAGGTCTGTGTGTACAATGCCATGCCACCCAGACAGTTTGTTCTTGACCACATTGATGTGGCGTTGATTGTCTTCTTCCTCTTGTCCCTCTACAGTAGGGTTCTTAGAGATCATCAGCATCAGGTCAGCCTCTGCTGCCTTACCTGTTCGTGATCCTTCCATCATGGCTTGGTTGAGCACAACCTTGCCCTCTGCCTCTGCTGATAGCTGAGACATGTAGAACACGGCACACTCTTGTTGCTTTGCAATCTGCCTAGCATGTACAGCATTAGCCTTGAGTGCCTCGTCAGGACGTGAGAAGCCACTAGTACGGGCAAACTTGTCACCCATATCAAGGATCACAATGTCAGGCTTGTATGACTTGCAGACAGACTCAACCCATGACATGTCACGGCTAGTCGCATCCTTGAACATGATCTTGTCACGGATACGGTTGAAGATAGACAGTGCCTCTTGCTTGTGCTTGACTATCTGGAACTTGTCCATGCCAGTAGCTGCCGTGATGTAACGGTGGGCAACACGATGGTATCCCTCTTCGTTACACAACACAATAACACGTGCGCCTTGCCATGCAAATCCATTCGGACCTGCTACCAGTGAGGCATGAAAGGATGTCTTGCCAGTGTTAGGTCTAGCACCTACCTCAATCAAGTGTCCTGCATTGATACCCTCTACCTTACGTGTAAGGGTAGGGATATTGAACGTCCACTGTGACTCAAGGTCAGTCATGGCAAGGATGGTATCAAGGTTGATATCTTCCCAATCAATACGCAGGTTAGGTGTGAAGTCATCACCATACTGCTCAAGCATATCACGTAGTGGCTCAAGGCTAGACTTGCTACCGTTCACATAGTCAAAGCCAAGGTTAGCAATGTCCTCGCCAATGACCTGTTGGAACAGCTTGGATAGCACCTCTTGTGCTACGTCACTGCCCATAGGCCGTTCCTTCTGTACCTGTTGGAACAGATGACTGTATGCTTGCTTCTGTGCTGTGGTGAGGGTTGGGTTATTAGCCATGAACAACGCCTCAATCTCCGCAGGTGTTATGGTACGTTCATAACGATCCATAGCAGTGTCGATAGACTGCTTGATCTTACGTACATCTTTGCTGAATAGCCTGTCGGGACAACGTGCGCCACGATGCTCATCATAGAACTCTTTGTCCATGAGGCTACGTATTAGTGATAATTCCATGTGTCAGTCTCCTAGTGTTGTAAGGTTATCAAAGTCGGTAGGGTTTCTGTATTTCAAATCGTCAGTCAAGTACAGTATCTTTACTGTCTTAACGTGTTGTCGTAAGTCTCTTGCAAATTGCAGTGTCTTGGGCAGTGCATCGGGGTCAAGTGCAATTATTGCTGTTGAGAACTGCGACAAGTACTTCTTGTGTCCACTGGACAATGATGTACCCAACACTGCAACCCCGACATATACACCACCATCGCCTACAATAGCAGCACTTACGCAGTCCTCAACAACTACAGCCGTTTTACCACACCCATGAGCATATGGCAAGTGGCTTTTTCCATATCTCTTCCACTTAGGTATACGTTTACCTAGTGATCGGCCTGTGGCATCGACCATAACATTGTTGTGTACAACAGGGAACACCACACGATGTTCCTTCACGTCATACAACAACCCTAAATCTTGTGGGTCTATAGCCCACTCATCACAGAAAGGCTTGAGCTTCTTGGTATCACGTACAAACCAATCAGGCTTTGAGAAAGTTGCAGTGTGTGTCTCTTCTGCAACACTACCCAAAGACTTGCGAATGTCATCTGCACTGAGGGTAGTACGTGTACCCCCAGATGCAGTGCAACTAGCCTTGTAACAATTCCACATGATAGAACCCATGTTGTTTGTAACAGTAAAGGTATTCTTTGTGTTACATACAGGACATGTCATACGTTTAGTCTCACCATTAACAAGTGATAAGTCACTTATAATATCATATATATTCATACTACATCACTTTCTATGTTGTTCGTTCCACTCAAGGATACAGATACATTTCTCTGTGTCAAGGCATTATTTGCACTTGTGTACGAATGTTTTAGATAAGGCTTAACAGATGAGATATTATTGTGTCCTGTCACCGACATGATCTGGTTGATTGGTACACCTTCCTTGTCCATCTGTGTTACTCCTGTCCTACGTAAGTCCATAAGCCGTAGCTCTTCGGGTAGTTTAGCTAGTCGCATAACCCTTCGCCCTACCTTGGACAATCTCTCCATAGCATATGGATTGTACGTACCGTCAACAGGACGTGGGTGTGGTGCTACGTAAGTCTGAAACCCAAAGTCTTTCTTCTGTTCCTTGAGCATGTGCAACAAGCCATCCGATATGGGCAGGGTTACATCTGCCCTACGTTTACTCTGTTCCAGTTCAAGCATACTGTTATCAAAGTCTACGTTGTCCCACGTTAAGGTACGCATGTCACCCAGACGTTGACACCACTCGTATGCCATGTGAACAATCAAGCCCACATTCCTGTACTCAAAGTCACTGTATGCAACGTCAAGGAACTTGTTCACCTCACCGTGTGACCACACCACCTTCCGTTGTTCTGGTGACTTACGTTTGATGTTTGCCCAAGGATTATACGTAGTATGCTGCATGTCAATGGCATAGTTGTATACCCTACTGGCACACGTTGCCGCATGATTGGCAAAACTTATGCCACGTTTGACCCACTCTTCATATGCTTGCTTTGCAACCTTGGCGGTAACGTACTCATACTTACGCCACCCCATTGTCTGGTGTAACACAGTGAGAAAGTACCTATAATCTACTTTAGTTGTATCACGTAAAGCATTGAAGTCATTAGACATATAGTAATAGTTAATCAGATCAGTCACCTTGCTGCTTGACTTTATTCGTACAACTTGTGCTTGTTCTGCACGATATGTATCAATCTCTTTGTTATGTTCACGTGCGATCTTACGTACCTGTTTTAAGTCACATCCATATTCCTCACGTTTGACCACGCCCTCATCTACAAGGTTCTGTGGTGGGTTGAAACGGTATGAGATGTCACCCGTAGGTGACACTCGTTCTTGTACATATCGTGGTAGTGTTTTCATGCAATCTCCTGTTCAATGTAAAACCAAGCACTTTCGTATGCTGCATCCCAACTGGTATGATAGCCTGTGTCTATATCATCATCAGCTATGCACCTAGCCCAATGATTAAGGCTAGGCTCATGGTCTAAAGACAATTCAAGTTGCATCACGCAGCCTCCAGTTCAATGAACTTACTGTCAGATACCCACTTGGATACCTCTTGCTCACGTGACCACATGCTGATAGCCTGTGTATCATTGCCAGTGTTACGCAGGTTGAAACCATTACGTTCATCGGCATACGTGGCATAGTTGGTGAAGGCAGAATACAATGCCCACTTGTTGTGACCACGTTGTGATGCTTCATGCATGTACAAGCTGTACATCTTTTCAGCCTTACGTTTGGATGTGATCATGCTCTCAAGCAATGAGCTTACATCTACGTACTTTAGGCTAGTCTCAGCCCACACCTGCATCTTGGCAGCTTGCTCATAGAAATCAGTACGTGCTTTGGTCAGTTCATAGATGAAACTTTCCATAGAAAAGTTAGATGTATTCTTCTTACGTACCTTGTCATAGTCACCAGTGATCGTCCCATTTCTACAGAAGAAATCAATAGCACCAAAGTATACTTGGTTAGAGCATGACCCATCAATACCATGTAATGATATGATCCTGTTACCAATCTCTGTGCTATGTTTCTCTGTCTCAATGGTAGTTTTCATGTTGGGCAGGGTGATGTCAAGCATAGCCCATGCACCGTCACGTGCAGTACTCCATTTTGCATTGGCATCTGCCACCTCATGCGAGGTTAGTTCCTCAGTCACAGTGTCAAGGACACCACGATAGAAGTCACCATGTGATGCACACTTGAAACCTGTACCTACAATACCAAGGTACTGACCTGTGTCAGCATTGATGACGTACTTTTTGTCACGCATTTTAGTTGTTTCAAACTCTACACCAAAGTCAAGATGCTCTGGTACGTGGAATGTTGTTGTATCTAATGGCATTATTTATCTCCTTCTAACTGTGATCGTATATCCTCAAGCAACTTCTTTAGCTTACTTGAGTTTGCCATGCGTGTATTGGGAAGTATTTCCTCACACATCTTTAGTATTCTCAGGTTTAGTTCTCTAGTTATACCGTCATTCATTTGTCATACTGTTCCTTTCATAAAGTCTAAGGCAACTGTGCCATAGTTATACTACCCCGTCCACCCCTATACTAGTAACGATAAGCTATTTATAGAATAGGTGTGATCCAATTGTCACAGTATACTCTAGTTCACTAGCCCAATAAGGGCGTACATAGTTCGCATGGTAGTGTGTAGCACCGCCTGTCATGTCAGCAGACTCACCACGTAGCACATCAGCAGCTACCATAGTGGCATAGGCCATAGCATACGCATCTTTAGGTGTGTCTGACTTACCGTCACAATACCAACTGAACTGGCATGTACGTCCCTTACGTTGCTGCGTCACAACAGAGCATACATCATTGGGAAACCTGTTACTTTGTACACGGTTCATAACAACATGGGCTACGGCATACTGCCCTTCCATACTGTCACTACGTGCCTCAAAGTATACGTTTACTGCAAGGCACATAAGTATTGTCTCAAGCATAGCTTATCCTTTCGGTTTGGGTATAGGGTTTCCTGACCAATCATCACATGGATCATCAGGCTGCATCGGCTTCTGCTCCTGATGTGTAGACGTTAATGTATATACGTGTTGCATCGTGTAAACTCTCCGCATCTGATGACAGGCGTATCTCATTACCTGCATCTGCATATTGACCTAGCTTTTGTATGCTGATCATCTTATCGCCACGGCCTGACCGTCTAAAGAAGTTTACATTTACTTCTTCACCGTCAATGTACTCACCTATGACAGTAAGTTTATTCCTGTTCTCAAAGAACTTGTCTGTGTATTCCATGCCAAAGTCTTCCAATAGAAACTGTTGTACAGTTTTGTTGGCATTGATCTCTGACTTGCTCAACATACGTTGAGTTAGTATGATGTATGCATCTGGCATTGTGTACTCCTTTACTGCACCGCCATAGGTGCTTCATGTATATAGCCGTAGTCACTGTATTCCTCTGCCTCATACTCTGCGACAGATACAAGTTCTACTTCTTTCTCTGGGTGAATGTGCTTCGCCATCAGCACTGCCATGCTGCAAGCACTAGCCCAATCATCAATGGCAGGGAAAGTATCATCAAGTGTGATGGTACTCTCCTGTCCACCAATGTCTAGGATTATTTCATAGGCATTAA